AAGAAGTGATGCAGGGTTTCTCGGAGATCGTCAAGGGTAAGGCAGATGGTACGTTTATTACCCGTGACGTGTGGGAAGGAGAGGCACGATATACCATTCGTAAGAAAGTAGGCAAACAAGGCCAGATCACTTTGCTGTCTAAGTTTGGTGCCCATCAACAATTGCCGGAGGTTATCTAAATGTCTCTGTCTACAGTTAGCTGCCTTGCTCTCGAACCCGGCAAGATTAATGCAGGTACGTTTGAATCCCATGCATGTTTTGGATATGTTCAATATAAACTTCCTGTTCAGGATAAGAACAAACCTCTGAATAAGAACATGGTTATTCAGTATCTTTGTGCTCCGAAGACAACCAGAGATTCTGACTACGAAGAGAATCCTCTTTCTGTTGGTGAATATGAATTCACTCGCCCCCGTCAAGTTCTTCCAAATGGAAAACACATCAACAAAAATACTCTCACAAAAGAAGAGACTGACTTGTGGATTGATCTGCTCCAGAAAGCTGGGTTCAAGTTTCATATCCTGTTGAATGAAGTTGTTGACACAGTTCCTGTGTACGTATTTGAAGTCCATTCTGAAGAACACTTGAACTATTGGGGACTCACTCTTGGTACTCTGACAGCGCTCCGCTATATTAATGAGGTGCCGGATTGTGTTCGTTCTGCAGCGATCTTGGTTAAGAAGTTCCCTAACCATAGCCCTTGGGACATTCTACAAGCAGCTCTCCGATGTACAGTAAAAGACGTACTCAACATCGACCACGATAGTAACGTGAGTGGGCATAGTTTGATCTACGGCTTTGGAGTAACATATCCTAGTTGTTATGCGGAGTGCGTAGACTCCTTCTTGAACTCTGTTGTTAAGGAGGTTGAGTCTTGGAAGGTACAGTCCTCGTTTTCATACTCCGGTAATCTATACCACTACATGGATGTGAACACGGTTAAAGACATTAAAGAAGGAACTATTCATGTATAACGTATATGCAAGTGCTGGTTACTCTGGCTATCTGTATCCCCTTCTTCGTACTGGTAAGTTCAAAGAAGTAGATGACATTATGTTGGCTGATCTTGTTCTGTTTGCAGGTGGGGCTGACATTGATCCGGGCATCTACGGACAGGAGATGGGTTCTCATACGTATATCAATCCTCGCCGTGACACCATTGAGATTGAGGACTACCACACTGCAAAGAATGCAGGTATTCCTATGGTTGGTATCTGCCGTGGTATGCAATTGATTACTGCACTTGAAGGTGGTAATCTGTTTCAGCATGTAGACAACCATGCAGGTTATCGTCATGATATGGTTACTGTTGAAGGTGAACAGATTATGGTAAACAGTCTGCATCATCAAATGTGTAATCCGTGGGCAGGAGTAAAAGACTTTACAGTCATTGGATGGACTCCAAGCAGACTGGCAGGTACTATCATCGGCGCGGGGGACTTGTCTGTTGCTCCTCCTCCTGTAGAACCTGAGGCCATCTACTACCCAACTTCCAATGCTTTCTGTGTGCAGTGGCATCCTGAGATGATGAGTCCTAGCCGTGACTCTGATCGTATTGCAATCAACTGGTACACAAACCACGTTGAGATGTTGATGGAGGAGATTATCCATGAGCGTTACAAGGCAGCTTAGAGTAGGAGACAGGGTTAGGTTTACTAAAGAAAGAATACAACAGGGATTTGATAAATTTCCGGGTAAACTTAATCCAAACGGAGAGTTTAAAATTACAAATGTTGAGGAGAAGTTTGTAAATATCTCAGGAACTACATTTCCCTCTTTTGGTTGGTATCCAAGCTCATTTATGTTGGCTGATCCAATTTTGTTTGACATTGATTCTATTTCACAGGAGATTTAAAATGACTATTTATGTTGGCTTTGACCCGGAAGTATTCCTGAAAAACAAAGACGGTAAGTTCATCTCTGCTGTTGGTCTGGTTGGTGGTTCCAAAGAACATCCGAAGGACATTGGCAATGGTTGTTATGTTCAAGAGGACAACGTTGCAGTAGAGTTCAATACTCCTCCTGTTGATGTTCATGAGGATGGGGCAGCAGAAAAGATCAAAGGTTACTTCCAATATGTTATGGACTGGCTGGAAGAGAATGTATGCAAACCAAATGATCTTGTGATTGCTACTGAAGCATCTGCAATCTTTGATGATGACCAACTACAGACAGAAGCAGCCAAGACTTTTGGTTGTGATCCTGATTACAATGCTTACACTGGTCAAGAGAATGCCAAGCCAATCGGCCCTCAAGGACTCCGTACTTGTGGTGGCCACATCCATGTTGGGTATGGTAACTGTGATAAAGAACTGAACAAACTCATCATCAAGTATCTTGACCAACAGTTGGGACTTAACTCTGTACTGGAAGATACCGACAGTCGTCGTCGTATCTTGTATGGTAAAGCAGGAGCATATCGTGACAAGAGTTACGGGGTAGAGTATCGTACTCTGTCTAACTACTGGATCAATGACATTACATACTTCGAACGGATTGTTAATGTCATCAACGATTTAGGTTATGATGAAGAGGATATCTGGGCAGCCGTTGAATCTACTCTAGACGATGATGATATGGATGAAGCAGTACAACACACCATCAATAATAATGATGTGTTGATGGCGAAGACTTTGTTGAAGGAGCTTGAATCGTGGTAATAGTTCATGGTTTGGAATATACCAGAGAGGACTTCTGTCGTAGGTTTAGGGATACCTATGTGGAAATGGTAGACGGTACTATCATGCAGCCACGGGACACTTTCGACGGTATCGTTATGGCTAATGCTCTGACGTTCAATCAGTACGGAGATACTACTACCGAAGCACGTACAATCCCAATTCCTGAATTTCAAATCAAACGCTTCATACCAGAGGCAGGTTACTTTAATGTTGCTGCTGATAATCATCTGGTAGGATTCTACTTGCAGATGAAAACACATCGACAGACAACGGCAGGACTGAGCAGCAATCGTGTTAATTGTCTTGTTAGTGGTATTAATCTTGCAAGAGCATATAAAGGATTCTATGCTTCGTTGGCAGAGGCAGCACACACATCTCATCACAATAATTCTTTGGTTGCTGTGAGTAGGAGCTTTGCTCTCAAGAATAAACACATCCTATTCAGAGGAATTAAAGTTGGTCGTTATGATGCTAATAGGGTTCTGTTTGATCCTGACACTGAAGAAGAAGTTGTTGAACGTTTTGAATTGGAAGGAGTAGCTAAATGGTAGTCTCTGAATATTATGGCCTTGGTAGGATGGAAGGCACCCTGTTCGGATTTGAGATCGAACTGGAGAATTGTGTACAACGTAAAGATGTGGTTACTGAAGGTCTGTTTCATGTAACAGAGGATGGTAGCCTTCGTAACACTGGCTTGGAGTTTGTATCTGTGCCTTTGAGTAAAGAGACTTACAAAGAGGACTACAAGAAGATTGTAGCTTCGATTAAAGACTCGTACCCAACAGCAGAGGCAAGTGGACGTTGTGGCCTTCACATCCACACCAATGTCCGTGACATGACAATCACGCAGGTGGGCAGGTTCCTGACTCTATATTGTCTGGTAGAAGCAATCATCTTCCAACATGCAGGAGAACGCAACACCAATCACTTCTGTGTACCTCTCACAGAGTCTGAATATGCCGGGGCGTATATCTCCGCTGCTCGTGCCAGTGAAGATTCTATTCTACGTCTTGTAAGTACTGCACATAAGTATGCAGCATTCAACATTAAGACGGTAGGTTCTCTCGGTACTGTAGAGTCTCGACATCTTCCCGGAGCATATTGGGACAGTGATATTCCTTTGGAACTAGCTGCTGTTCTCCACAACCTCCGCACACTTGCAATGCAACCTATTCCCTTGGAAGAGTTCATTCAAAACATTCGTTGCTTGAACATGATGTCTAACTACGAACAGTTCTTGAACAAAGTATTTGGAGATCGTTTGTTGGGTGTTGATTGTACTAGTCGCACAGTACATAACATGCTTAGGGCAGCAGTATTCTTGTTCAAAGTAAATTCGAAAGGTTAATCAAATGTGTTGACAAATAGTCTTTTGTATGTTATAATACTATGTGTGGAAATAACAAATGGAGCACACATGAAACATACTTTAGATTGGTTTTTAAATAACACACAAATTAATGGAGACTGTCTTGAATGGACTAAATGTTTAAATACTGATGGTTATCCCCGTGTAGCATATAAAGGAAATTCCAACGGAAAAGCACATCGTATTGTATACCAACTATCTACTGGTAATGATCCTATTGGATATGTTGTTATGCATACATGTGATAACCCAAAATGTATTAATCCAGAACATCTTGTGTTGGGCACCCACCAGTCTAATATATATGACCGTTCTTTAAAAGGTAGGAGTGGAGCTGCTAAACTAACACCAACACAAGTAAGAGGCATTAGAAGTATGGCTAAAGAAATTCCAATGAAAGACATTGCACAAATGTTTAACGTAAGTTATAGCACAATACAAAGTATTGTAGCAAGAACTCATTGGAAATCTATTATTTGATATGTCGGTTATCCGACTTGGAGGATTATAAAATTTGTGGCATCGTAGGCTTTGTTAGAACATCCTCTACTTACGTACAGCGTATCGACAACTTGATGGCTGACTTGTTGCTGTTTGATTCGGTTCGTGGTGACGACAGCACAGGTGTATTCTACTCCAAGAAACAGTATGACAAAGGTACGTCAGTTCAGATGTATGGCTATGCTAAACAAGCTGTAGCTGGATGGGAATTCATTCGCTCGAAAGAATTTAATGATGTGGTCAGTACACCAAGTAACTTGCTATTTTGTGTTGGACACAATCGGGCAGCAACCCGTGGAGCAGTTACAACGGATAATGCACATCCGTTCCTTCGTAACAATGTAACTCTTGTTCATAATGGTTCTTTGCGTAATCATCACAGCATGACTAAAGAGTTGATTCAAGTAGACTCTGAGGCTATTACAGAATGTATTAGTACTAAAGGACTCAAGCATACTGTAGACACCATGGAAGGTGCGTGGTCTCTTGTGTGGCACGACAAGGACGACAACACACTTAACTTCCATCGCAATGAACAGCGCCCAATGGTGTTTATTGTATGTGAGAACTTGCTTGTGTTTGGTTCTGAGGAAGGTATCTTGCGTGCTGCTCTTGATCGTAACGGCATCAAGATTAAAGAAGTATATAGTTCTGTTCCGTATAGTCATATCAAGTTTGTTCTTGATAATAGCAAAGGACATGTTGTAGATTGTGTGGAGGAGACTATTCGTCCAGCCCCAAAGCCTATTGCCGTAACTCCATATCGAGGTCACTACGGCAACATGGACGAATGTTGGGACACAGGGTACTATCATCAATTGCTTCCCGCTGAGGACGAACAGCTCGGAGTTGGTGCTGCCAGTGGACAAACTGTAGACACTACTAAGTATCCTATCAACGCTGTCAAACCTCACCTAGGTGTTGGACAAGACATCGTGTTCTGTCTGTTGGATTACGACAGCAAAGGAGCAAACCAAGGCTATTACAACATCGAAGGTGAATTCATGTTGCGTAAGCATGAACACATCTCTATTGTTGGACAAGCATCGATTGGTGTATGTAACTTTGTGATGAACAACAAACGAATGATGAAAGGTAAGATCAAGAAGATCGAACACATTCAGAATGGTAAATACTTGATCGTAGAAGTTGAGAGTTGTGTAGGTACTCAACTGGATGATCCTGTCTATGTAGCATCTTTTGAAAGGGTAGAAAGTGAAGCTCGTATTCCAACCGTATAAATACTCTGAAGGTCTGTCCCTGATCTGTGAAAAGCTACGTGAACTAGGACATAAAGTAGTTCAATGTAAACATGAAAACTCTCGGTATAGGATCAAACGAAATGATACAGTCTTTAAGTGGGGTGTCTCTTCTGGTGGTAAACTTGCTCAGTACAATCGGTTTCGGGATTTCGGTATACTTCATGCGGACTTTTGTACGGATGTTGATGAGGCACGGCGTTGGGTTCTGGAAGGGCATCGCGTGTTGTGTCGGACTGTCCTTAACGGTCATGGGGGAGATGGTATCCATGTCGTTAATGCTGACGACGTTGACTCGGTGGTTGATGCTCCTCTCTATACCAAGTATGTAAAGAAGCAACGAGAGTTCCGAGTACATGTATTCTTGGCAGATGGAGAACCACAGCACTATGTTACTGAAAAGAAGCGCATGGCAATAGAACGCCGCCCAGAGACCTTCAACAAGTATATCCGAAATCACTGCAGTGGCTGGGTCTTCTGCAGAGACATTCAGCCCGTTCCAGAGTCAGTTCTGGAGCAGTCCACAAGAGCAGTTCGAGCCTTGGGTCTCAAGTTCGGCGCAGTTGATGTCGGGTGGCATAACGAGCACGGAATCTGCGTCTATGAGGTCAACTCAGCCCCCGGAGTCGATAACGAAACTGCACTCTGGTATGCGGAAAGGTTCTCAAATGTTTAGTGTAGGAGACAGATTCTGGTTCAAATTTGATCCCTTAGTTCGTACTATTATTAGTGTGGACACTCTGTTTGTATATTATAAGACAGAAGTACATGCTTATACTTTCTCTGCTACAATCACTCTTCTTAAAAAATATGAACAGGACGGAGACCTTATTGTAAAAAAATTTAAAAGAAGTATTGACATGGATGTAGTTGCTGATCTATAATAAGGATAATAACATGAGCCGTTGTGTAAGTTGTAACTGTATTCTAACTAGCCGAGAGATGACTATTAAAGGAGCTGTGTCAGGAAAGTTCCTTGACCTGTGTAAGTCCTGTCTCTCAGATGCTGACATTGATTATGACGAGAATCCTAGTCTACCAGACAATGATGCTCCATATGAATTTGAGGAAGAAGATCATGAAGATGAATAGGAAAATATATCCAGAAGGATATGTATTTAAGGTAGGAACAGTATTCAGAGAAGATAGAACAGAGTGGGTAATTACCAAAGTAAATCAACATACATATGAGTGGAAATATCTTGGTGAATATGGTGGTGGAACTACGTGGAACCATCGCCGGGCACTGAGTACAGTTAACGAATCTGGTATTCTTGTGAAAGAACCTGATCCAGTTAAGTATGATGAATCTGTATTGGAAGGCCTATAAGGCCGGGTTTCTTGGAAAGAAAGGTCTATAAGCCATGACAATTAAAATCGGAAGTAGAATTAAGTTACGTCAGAATTCATATCCATATAATGTAGTAAAAGGATTTAACAATGATCCAGAGGCTGTGTTTGTAGTGAGTGTAAGAGTTGGTAAGTATTGGTATGTTGTCAATGAAACTACTGAGTGGCAATTGCCTATCAGTGTTCTTCCAGAGGAATGTACTACTGCAGACAAACGTAAGTTACATATGAGATACTTGAAAGGCCTATAAGGCCGGGATTCCTGAAAGGAAAGGCCTGTGACATGAAACGAATAGATAGGAACTATGTACCAGAGGTTGGAGATGTTATATACGAATCTGTAACTCAAAATAACGGATGGAGAATTAACAGAATTGAAGGGCAGGATGTTTGGTTAATGAATCAAAAAGATATAGAGTTATCATTTGCATATCATATTAGTTCTATACCTGTGTGGACCCATCTTTGGGTAAAGAAACATAAACGTGTATTAGACTGGAAAGCAATAGATGAATGTCTCGATATCTAGATCAGACACATTGTCCAAAGTGTCCAAGCTCAGATGCATATACTACCTATGAAGATGGTTCTGGGTACTGTTTTAGTTGTGGCTATTTTAAGCCACCTCTAGGACGTTCTAATCAGTCTATGAGGAAAGTATTAGACAAGTACTCACAGATCGATTCTAGGGCTGTTTCTGTTGAAGGAAAGGGTACTATCATGCTTCCGGCAGATGCTTCTTCTTACATACCACACGAACCGTTAGTTTGGTTAAAACAATATGGACTGACAAACGATGAGATACGCAGAAATCACATCTGTTTCTCTGTACAGGAACAGATACTTATCTTTCCGTACTTTGACAGAGACGGTAACTGTATCTTCTGGCAAGGTCGTTTCTTTCCCAAGAGATCGCCTAAGATCACATCGCAGGGTATGGCGAAGAACACCATTGCAATTGTTCCTTCCGAGAGGACATCCAGCACTGTTGTACTCGTCGAAGACCCGGTGTCAGCTATCAAAGTTGCCCGGATACTCCCGACGCTATGCTTATTTGGCAGCCACGTCCCACTATCGACAGCGGTGTATCTCCAAGCACAGTATGAACACTGCATTCTTTGGTTGGATGGAGACAAAGCGAAAGAGGCAGTGAAGTTCTCACAGAGATATAGTTATCTGTTCAAGGAAGGTATACATGTAGTTAGGACAGAGAAAGACCCAAAAGAATATCCAACAGAGAAGATAAAAAACTTCTTGACTTCTTAAACAGAAAGGAGTATAATTATTAATATTGATATTATTATTATTTATCTATTACTAAATAATGGTATATATAATAAATATATTCATTTAATAAATGAAAACCATTATAAAGTAAATAATAGAGAAGTTTTTAAGTTGTTTAGAACTTTAAAGAACTTGAAAGCTAAAGAAGGAGACAGGAACATCTCTGTCGAGGAGCTTGCTCTGTTCTTCTACTCTACACATCCTGTCCTGAAACCGGAGGAGAAACAAGCCTTCGATATCATCTTTCAACAGATGTCAGAGTCTTCTGTCTCTGTGGAAGTTGCAGAAGGATACTTCACTGCTCATCTACAGCGTGTAAAGGCATCTGAGATCGCTTCTATTGCTCTGGACATAGTGGAGGGTAGGAAAGACTACACAGAGCTTCTAGAGGCTGTTTCTGACGAAAAGAAACCTACTGTAGATGATAAGGAGTTTGTTACAGATGATCTTCAAGATTTATACAATAGCACCAGACATACTATGGGGCTACGATGGCCACTTAGATATCTTAATCAGTCTCTCGGTTCTCTTCGCGTAGGAGACTTTGGTTTTATCATTGCCAGACCAGAGACAGGTAAGACTACCTTCGTGTCCCAAGTAGCAACTCACATGACAGAACAACATGATGGGAATACTCTGTGGATTAACAATGAAGAACGTGGTACAAAAGTAAAAGTACGGAACTTTCAAAGTCTCTTTGGTGTAACACAAGAAGATTTGTTCCGAGACATCCAGCATTACAACAAAAGTTATGCAGAACGGATAGGAACCCGGCTTAAAATCTACGATGACTCTGCTATTAGTTATCGTAAGATTGAGCAACTCTGTAAAGAGTTTCAACCTAAGCTAATCATCATCGATCAGTTGGACAAGATCAAGGGTATGTCAGGAGAAGGACACTTCATGCTCAAGGATTTGTATCAGTGGTCTAGGGAGTTAGCTAAGAAGTACGCTCCTGTGATTGGTGTGTCTCAGGCAGGAGCTACAGGAGAAGGTCAGTTGTATCTCAACATGGGAGACATTGACGGCTCTAAGACAGGTAAGCCTGGAGAAGCAGACTGGATTCTTGGTATTGGTAAAGACCCAAACAAACCAGAGTATGTACGAGGTCTAGCCATTCTCAAGAATAAACTAACAGGCGATGATGACTCTATTGAGGCTCTTCGCCATTCCAAGAAACAAGTATTGATTGTACCAGAGATTGCTAGATACGAGGAGTTTGGTGATGAGTAAACTATTTCAAGATATTATCTTTCGTCAATGTACAGACGATGAGTTGGTTCTGATTGCAGACTTCTTGAATGCTGCCTTTGATGATAACATTCCAGATGCTGAATATGACGAACTATTTGTTCAACTTAAGAAAGTAGTTAGACAATATGCGGACACTGATATTCGACACGGAGAACACGGGGGCGATCAGGAACAAAGCGAATCCGTTTGATAAAAGAAATGAGTCTGTACTACTATCATTTGTTGGTACAGATCGTAAGATGACTTCCATTGATCCGGGATGTGACTTCGAAGAATTCAATTCTGCTTTGAAAGATAGCGATTGGGTTATCGGATTCAATCTCAAGTATGATATGCACTGGGCCAGACGTTATGGAGCAACCTTCAAAGGTAAAAATCTTTGGGATGTTCAACTAGTACATTTCATTCTTACTGCTCAAGAGAAGGCATTCCCCAGTCTTAACGAAGTTGCAGAACACTACGGACTTCCATGTAAGCTAGACATAGTAAAGACGGAGTATTGGGAAGTTGGTCTAGACACAGATGAAGTTCCTTGGGACATCTTGGTGGAGTATTGTGAACATGATGTATGGCTTACTGAGCAATGTGCAAAAAGACAGATGCAAGAGTTTAGACAGTTGGACAGAAAGTTACAAGCAACCATCCGGATTGCTCTCTCTGATCTTGAAGCTATTGCGGAGATGGAGTGGAATGGATTCTACTATAACAAGGACCGTTCATTTGAAGAAGCAGAACGTCTACAAGAACGTATCAAGGAAATACAAGATACATTAGACATTTTGACTAATACAGAACATCTCAAGATCAACTGGGGTTCTGGCGATCAGCTATCTGCTGTGCTGTATGGAGGCCCAGTAAAAAGGATTGAACATGAAACGTACATCTTTGAGTACAAAGACCCAAAGAAACCCCCTGTTGAAAAGGTTCGAAAAGTTGAAAGGATTCACGAACTCCCTAGACTTGTTAAACCAACCAAAGGTACTGAACTTAAAAAAGAAGGATTCTATGCCACAAATGAAGGTGCACTACGAAGTCTAAAAGCAACTAAGAAAGTAACAGCAATCATTTCTCTGTTACTTGAACTGGCTAAACATGAGAAGCTAGTCAACACTTACTTCTTAGGTATGCCCGACAAGCTAGAAGAGTTTGGTTGGACAGATGGGTACATCCACACCAGTCTAAGTTCCTGTACTGTAGTTACAGGTAGGTTAGCTTCTGGTAAACCAAACCTACAGAATATTCCTAAACAGAATAAAGTTTGTTTTGAAAGTCGATTCAAGAGGAAAGTAAATGACAGAAGTATTTGAAAAGATTGAGCAGTGGGCACACGACCGTAACTTGGTTGAAGGAAGTACTCAGCAAGCACAACTTGGTAAGTTGATTGAAGAGATTGGAGAACTTGCCAAAGGTATCAATAAGAAGCAACAGACACAGATCATTGATGGTATTGGAGATGCTGTTGTAGTCCTGACTATTCTTGCCATGCAGATTGGTTGGACACTAGAGGGATGTGCTACTGTTGCTTACTGTGAGATTAAAGATCGTAAAGGTAAGATGATTGATGGAGTGTTTGTAAAGGAGTCTGATTTTGTCAAACAACTTAAAGACATTTGATGAGTGGAAAGAGATTGGTAGGTTTGTAATGAAAGGACAAAAAGCACATTCATTTAGAGAAGATGGAAAGGCTTTATTCTTAGTGACACAGACAGATCACTATTTTAGTAAATCATATGAACCAAGACAAGTAGTAGAAGAACATTGTGAAACTACTAAAGAACCAGAAGTAGTTTATTTTGCTGATGGCAGTGGATATAGAAATTGTGGTGGTCCATGTGGTCCATTATACTTTGATAAGTTTGGTAACACGTAATGCCGATCTTAAATGTGGACTTCAAACATGAGAACTGTAGTTGGGCTGACGCAAAAACACAGGCAAATAACAAACGAGTCAGGGAACAGGAGGTTTTTCCAAATGCCAATTCTTAATGTAGACTTCAAGGCTTTGGAGTGGTAGGAGGACAATAGTTGAGTTGTCTGGAGATAAGATAGCACTACAGGAGATCAATGATGGCCTAGACTTCCACACAGACAATCAGAAACGGTTTAACCTACCAAGCCGACTCATTGCTAAAGTATTCTTGTTCAGATGGATTTACTTGGGGTCTGCATATGCATATTCAAAAGACCCAGACTTTGCTTCTGTAAGCACTTCAGTAGGCTTCTGGCAGGATATCATCGACCAGTTCAACGAGAAGTATATAGGCATCTCTACGTGGCATAGGAACGCCATCAATACAGCAATGCGGACAGGTAAATATGTAAGTCCAGTAACAGGACGTATCTATAAGTTTAAACCTAAACAGACATGGAATGGAGATACTAAATGGCCTGAGAATGACATTGTAAATTATCCTAATCAGGGTTTGGGGGCGGATATTGTTGCGCTAGCAAGGCTAGAACACTTCAAGTATCTACAGAATAATAATCTACTGGACAGGATTAAACCCCTGCTTACCGTACATGATAGCCTTGTTTATGATTGTGATTATGGCCATGCTTGGTATGAGGCATATGTATCACTCAAAGAAATCATCCACCGATTGCCAGAACTCTGGGAAAGAAAATATGGACAACGACTCTTAGTTCCACATGACGTAGAAGCAGAAGTGGGAATTAATTATCAATGGATGCATAGTTTTAGTTGACACTATAATTTCTGCATGGTATAATATTTAGTATAGGATGTAGTTTTATTAACAGAGAGGGAAGCAATGAGTGTATATACAGGTACAGTAGTTTCAGTAGCATTGAACATTCAAGCAACAAAACAAGCAGGAGGTACTTATGCAGCATGGCGTCTGATCTACACAGACAGCCGAGGAGAAGTAAAGAACATTACTAAACCTGTTACTGGTCTTAAATTTAACCGTGCACTTGAAGGACAACTGAAATCACTTAACCCCGGAGACGAGATCACTATTGTTCAAGAAAAGAATGACGCAGGTTTCCTTGACATTAAGAGCATCACTAAAGGACAAGCAGGAGAAGTTCCTACGCTATCTCAGAACGACAAGCAACCCTCTAGTACTCCTGCCCCTAGTACTAGTAACCGTAACTTTGAAACGTCTGAGGAACGAGCACAGAAGCAGGTCTATATTGCACGACAAAGCTCCCTAGAGAGGGCAGTGACTCTGTATCCTAAGAAGTCACCACAAGAAATTATTGAAGTTGCAGAGTTCTTTAAAGACTATATCTTCAATGGTATTGAATCTGCATCTACTGGTAGTAGTTATGATGATTTGCAAGATGATATTCCTCAGTAATCAAACCAATAAGGACACACAATGATTAATAAATACGAAATTATCGAAGTAAAGAATGGCTTTCTGTTCCGTGTAATGCGTAATGATTACCAACAAGATACTGTACATGCTTCTATTGAAGAGATTGCAGATGAACTTTTGAAACTATATCCTAAGTATCCTGACCTGAAGTTGGTATAACTTATGATTGCCCTACTGGATGCAGATCAGATTTGTTATTCAGTAGGGTTCACTGTTCAGAACATTGAAGATATCTCTATTGTCAAGATTCGTGTAGACGAATATATTAACAATCGTCTATACAGTCTTGATACTAGGGACTGTGAACTCTACCTTACAGACTCAGGTAATAACTTTCGGTTAGCCATATATCCTGAATACAAAGCGAATAGGAGTCACTTACAAAAACCAAGATGGTTTGCACAGATACGACAGCACATGATCGATGGTTGGGGCGCAGAAGTCATTGATTATTTAGAAGCAGATGATTGTGTAGCAATACGACAGTTCACTTTAAAGCACAATAGCATCTTAGTTTCTGACGACAAAGACTTAGATCAAGTCCCCGGATATCACATGAAGATGTCTTCGTTTACTCAATATGAAGTAACGAAAGAACAATCTATTCGTAACTTGTACAAACAACTTCTTACCGGAGACAGGATAGATAATATCCCCGGTATACCATATGTAGGACCTAAGAAGGCAGAGAACATTCTGTCTCAGTGTGGATTCGATCCTGAACATTTATATAGGATGTGTCAATGGCACCGTGCAAAGACATCGAACAACTTATTCGAAACTATGAACAGAGACTTAGTATGCTTACGGATGCTCCAGACGGAATCGGAGTACGAGACTGTTCACCAAGCGATGAAGGACAATACACCAATGAAAATCATGGAACTTCTGTAGATGAAACTACATAATATTCCTGAACATATAGAAGAATTTCTACATACTACCCAACTTGAAGTACAGAAAGAGTTTCTAGAAATGTCAAAACAAATCTCAATGTCTCGAAAAGAGTTTCAGTTCCTTGCAGATGTAGTTAAGAAGTGGTATGCTTCTGCAGTAACAGAAGAAGTTCCCGGAGTGATCTGGGCAGAACAGTTGCTTGTAGAAGAACTAAAGTCTCGCTGTAAGAACTTCAATCAGAGTATCTGGGATATTTACGTAGGATATGAGTGGGTAAAGAATGTAAACTTCGTACCTGAACAACAAAGTCACTTGGAACTAGATCATGAAGATCAGTAAGTATGCCAATATCAGAAATTAGAAATAGACAATGTCAGTTTTGTAAAACAAATTATATTTTAGGGATAGATTCAACACTACATAAGTACTGTTCTCTATCCTGTCGACAGAAGTATGGCAATGCAACAACTGGTAAAAAGTATAGAAATTCTGTAAAAGGAAAACTTAGAAATCGAGAGTGGAGATTACAGAATGTTTTTAATCTTTCACTAAAAGACTTTGATGACTTACTACAGAAACAAAATAACTCATGTGCTATATGTAAAATACAAGAACCAACTGGTTACAATTGGCATGTGGATCATTGTCATACTAGTAACAAAGTTCGTGGCATTTTATGTTCTAAGTGTAATCAAGGACTAGGGTTATTTAAAGACTCCATTTATAATCTTACAGAGGCTATAAAGTATATAAATGAAAATAAGTAAACTAGAAGTGACATATATAGATCATATGGGTTCAGATGATTCTGTAGTAAATGCAGCTAGGGTTTCTTTTGATAAAGAAGCAAGCAACTATACAGAAGAACAGAATACTAAACTTATTTCTTACCTAGCTAACCATAATCATTGGAGTCCTTTTGCACATACCAGCATTTCACTTCGTATAAAAGCCCCAATATTTTTAAGTAGACAACTGGCTAAACATCAGGTAGGTGGTGCTTGGAATGAAGTTAGTAGACGGTATGTAGATACTGAACCTGAGTTCTATCTTCCGGGGGTTGGTAAATGGCGAAAACGAAGCCTATCAGCAAAACAAGGAAGTGCTGAAGAAGGAGCAACGCTTAAACCGTTATATAACGGCCAAGAAGACCTTTGGGCAGACTACGACAATAAGTTTGATCCTGATATTCATGTGAGTGTCGTTGTCGAAGAGTGTCTGAGTTTATATAAAGATTTAGTCACTTCTGGTGTGTGCCCAGAACAAGCACGTATGGTCCTACCACAGAACACAATGACTGAATGGATTTGGACAGGTTCTCTGTACTTCTTTAGCAGAGTATGTAATCTACGTCTTGATGAACATACCCAAAAAGAAACTCAAGAGATTGCTCAACTGATCTCAGATCATTGTTCTACTATGTTTCCTGTTTCGTGGGAGGCTCTTGTTGAAAAGAAATAGACAATCATACTTACGATCTCAGGGATTTCGTTCTGGTCTAGAGGTTGCCATGAAGGACTGGCTAGTTCAGAATGATATTGAATTCAAATATGAAGAAGGAAAGATTAGATATATCCAACCTGCTAAGGAACGTACATACAATCCTGATTTTAGGGTAGAACGGAAACCTGACGAAGGTAGGTCAGGTACTATCATCCTTGAAACGAAGGGAAGATTTCAGACAGGAGACAGGCAAAAACATCTGTGGATTAAAGATCAATATCCAGACTTAGATATTCGATTTGTGTTCTATGATGAGAATGCTAAACTATCTAAACGATCTAAGACAACTTATGCAGACTGGTGTGAAAAGTATGGATTTAAATACTGCACCTTCAGAACAGGAATCCCAGAAACATGGCTAAACGAGATGAAGAAGTAGTCCATATTATTATCCCAGATGCTCATGCTAAACCGGGCACTAACTACAGACGATTTGTAGCACTAGGAAACTTTCTACATGAACGTATTGCAAAAAATCCGAGAGTATCTTACAAGACTATCGAATTGGGTGACTTTGAAGATATGCCTAGCTTGTCAAGTTATGACAAAGGAAAGCTCTCGTTTGAAGGAAGACGATATAACGACGATGTTGCTGCAGCCGATTTCGCAAGATACTGTGTGTACACGGACATCAACGTCTGGCTCTACCAAAGAGAAGTCCACAAAAAGAAAGTTCCAAAAGTAGAACACTTTGCTCTTGGTGGTAATCACTTTGAAGGACGTATCAATCGTTATATTCAAGAGAAGCCAGAGCTATCTGGGTTTATTACACACGAACATGCTAATCATAAAGCATATGGTGTTCAGTATGTTCCTTTTCTTGTACCAATTGAACTTGATGGTATTCAATATGTACACTATTGGCAACAGAGAGGTACTGGTAAACCGATTGGCACTGGCAAATCACCAGCCACTGTACTTCTCAGAGAAAAACATTGTTCAACAGTAGTAGGACACTCACATGTACTTGACCGCGCTATCCAAACGTCCGGTAATGGCAATCGCCTGTTTGCCCTTAGTGCTGGCTGTTATCTTGATCCTGACGAGCAAGAAGATTATGCTGGACAGTCCAATAAAGATTGGTGGAGAGGAATAACAATTCTACATGATGTACGAGATGGTTTCCCATATGGAGGAGAAGAATACATCTCTGTAGAACGACTAATTAAGGAGTATACATAGTGGCTATTGACCCGATTACTGCTGCTCTAGATATTGGCAGTAAATTGATTGATAAGCTCTGGCCTGATCCTACA